TTAAGAGAAGAACAGCGTGAGTTCAACTTACTTGCGTCTCCATCCTATCCAGAACTTATTTCTAACTTAGAAACTCTGAATGCAGACAGAAAAGACACTGCATTTGTGCTAGGCGATAGTCCATTTAGATTAGCACCAACATCAACTGAGGTTACAAACTGGGCAAACAACACAGCAGGTGCGGCAGATAACGGAGAAGATGGACTTTTAACAACTGATTCGTTTACAGGCGTTTACTACCCACCTGGATTAACTACTGATCTAACAGGCAGCTCTGTTGCTGTTCCTTCATCACACATGATGATGAGAACTATTGCGTATAATGATCAGGTAGCGTTTCCGTGGTTTGCTCCAGCAGGTATAAGACGTGGTGCTATTGATAATGCTTCTTCAGTAGGATTCATTAACGGCGAAGGCGAATTTGAAACCACTGCTGTTTCAGAGGGATTAAGAGATGCACTTTACAGTGTACACGTTAATCCAATTTCTTTTGTGACAGGAGCAGGCTTAGTTGCATTTGGACAAAAAACAAGACAACTAACACCATCAGCACTGGATAGAATAAACGTTGCAAGACTAGTTGCATTTGTAAGACTACAACTAGATAAGATTGCAAGACCGTTTATCTTTGAGCCAAACGATGTACTCACAAGAAATGAAATTAGACAATCAATTGAATCATTCTTGTTAGAACTAACAGCACAAAGAGCACTATTTGACTTTGCTGTGGTTTGTGATGAATCAAACAACACACCAGGAAGAATAGACAGGAACGAACTGTATGTAGACGTGGCTATAGAGCCTGTTAAAGCAGTTGAGTTTATATTCATTCCTATTAGACTTAAGAATACAGGAGAGATAGCTGCACTAGGCCTTTAAAGGTTTAAGTGAAGCAAAAAATAAATGAATAGTAAATATTCATACTAGGAGAAACAAATGGCAGTATCAACACTATCAAAATTTACAGTACCATTGGCAAGTGATCAATCATCTGCCTCACAAGGCCTTTTAATGCCTAAACTACAATATAGGTTTAGGATTATCCTTGAAAATTTTGGAATATCAACTCCTAGATCTGAACTTACTAAACAGGTTGTAGATGTTACAAGACCAAATATTACTTTTGACCAAATTACACTTGATGCATATAACTCAAGAGTATACATGGCTGGTAAACACACATGGGATCCTATCACAATAAATGTAAGAGACGATGTGAACAACGAAGTTACAAAACTTGTTGGTGAACAATTACAGAAACAATTTGATTTCTTTGAACAGTCATCAGCGGCATCAGGACAAGACTACAAATTTACAAGTAGAATTGAAATGCTTGATGGTGGTAACGGAGCAAATACTCCTACTATATTAGAAACATATGAACTGTATGGTTGTTACTTAGACAACGTTCAGTATGGTACACTTGCATATGCAACATCAGAGCCTGTACAGATTACATTGTCAGTTAGATACGATAATGCAATCCAAACTCCTAGAGGAACAGGAATTGGTTCAGCAGTAGCAAGAACAATATCTACAGCGGCTACTGGCGGCGGTATTTAATTTAATCTTTAAATTCTTTAAAAAAGCGTCTTTTATAGGCGCTTTTTTTATGACAATAAATATTATAGATGGCAAACTGGCGTTCTAACTTTCTAAAACAATTAGTCGGTGGAGACACCATGAAAGATTATCAACATGCGGCTAGACTGTATCTAGATGATTCTTTCAGACTGTCCCCAAAAAATAAATTTTTATATCATGTGGTGTTTAACATCAATCCAGCAGCCACTGGGTCAGCAGTGAGCGGTACTGAAAAAATTGAATTGGGCATGATTGTAAAAAGAACCGACTTGCCTTCTTATAACTTTAATGTTGAACCTAAAAATCAATACAACTACAAAAATTATGTACAAACAGGTATCACATACCTGCCAGTAACTATAACTTTACACGACGACATGGGTGATGTGGCCACAGCATTCTGGAAATCCTATTATCAACACTATATCGTAGACACTAATCTTGGTCAAACTGGATACATGATGGCTGGTTATGACAATGTCAGTCCACCACTGAGGTATGGGTTAGACACCGGGAACAATTCGAGATTTTTTAATTCTATATCTGTTTTCCAACTAAGCAGAGGACTTTTTACAGAATACAAAATGATGAACCCTATAGTAAACGATTGGTCAAATGGATCTATGGATCAAGCAGATGGGCAAGGATTAAACGAACATACATTTTCTATTTCTTATTCAGGAGTGCTAATGCGTAACGGTTCGGTTGGTGGTGATCCGCAAGGGTTTGCAACTTTTCATTATGATAACACACCTTCTCCAAATCAAACAGGAGGTAACGGCATATTTGGTGCATTAGGTGGCATTACAAACACAGCCAGTTTACTTCAATCTGGCAATTTTTTAGGAGCAGGGTTAAGTGCTATAAACACATATCAAAAAATTAAATCAGGCAAGGCTACTAGAGGTGCTCGTGAAGAAATTATCGGAATTGCTAAAGATGCAATTAAAAAAGGCACCAACAATTTAGGTGCTACATCAAAACCTGGCGTTTCTTTTCCTTTAAATTTAAAACAACAACAAACAACAAATAAACAGATAGAAAAAAACGTTAGAGTTAATACTAGTGTAGGAAGCATATCTCAAGGCAAGATTGTTTTGAATCCTAAACAGGCCGAAATATATCTTAATAAAAATTACAATGCAAAATTAAAGTTTACAAAAAATGTAAGTTATCGATTAGACGCAAGTATAGATATAAATGAAGTAGACACGGAATGGAGCACATTAACTGCATCTAAACAAAATGAATATCTAATAAATGCAGGAAAAGTTTTATCGGGATTAATTAAAAACAATCAATATGTGTACGAGGTTTCTCCTAGCGAATACACCAAATTTGTGGAAGCACCTTTACAAGAATCTGCCACCACAGTTGTAAACAATAATGATGCTGAAACCGATCAATTGACATCATCTGGTAGTATCACATCATCATCAGGATATTCATACTAATGGCATACACACCACCAACTTCTTCAGGTGCAAAGACACCGTTTTCAAACTTAGCAGTAAAAAAAGCACAAGGCACACAAAGCATCATTGAATTTTTAAGTGGTCTTGAAGCAGATAGAACGGAATTAGATGGTGCACAATATGATGCCGCCGTTGGATTCTTTTTAAGTAGAGATTATGAAAGACAATCAGCGGAGTCAATTGCATATGTCTTAATGAAACAGGCCAAAATAGACGGAGCAAATGTTTTTACTGTTTTAGACACTTTAAACAAATCTGGGGCACCCGATCTATCGCAACTTGTTGCTGAAATCCTAAATGCGTATAGATACAAAACTTCTATAATAGGTTTTAAGAACGATAGAGATGCACAGGATCACGTATTTAGAAATATCATAGCGTAATGCCAAACTGGGCACAAGGATTATACCAACCCAAAAACCCGGAAAAGTATGCAGGGAAAAAAACGCCAAGATATAGATCATCATGGGAGTGGGCATTTATGCGTTTCTGTGACAACAACCCATCAATAATGCAATGGGCATCTGAGTCAATACAAATTCCTTATAGAAATCCTTTAACTGGCCGGAACACAATATATGTTCCAGATTTTTTCCTAGTGTATCAAGATAAGTCCGGCGCAAGAAAGGGAGAATTGATAGAAATAAAACCTAACAATCAAGCCAAGTTTGAATCATTAGGAAAAAATAAACAAAACCAAGCGGCCTATGTCGTTAACAGAGCAAAGTGGGAAGCGGCTAACAAATGGTGTAAAAATAAAGGCATTCGCTTTCGTGTCATCACTGAGTCCGATATCTTTAAATAAAACGCATGACAAAAAAACTTGAAGAAATCTTTAATTTAGACAACACTGCTGAAGACACACCCAAAGCACTATCAGAAAAAATGGACCATGACCAGTCAACCAAAGACGACTCAGAGGCAAACGTTTTAATACAACAAAAATTAGGACTAGACAAAATAGATACAGCACTACCGCAAGTTGACGGTTTAGCAGATGACCAAGAAATAGACAAGTATTCAGAAGACTCATACCAAGCATACAAAGACTTAATGGATCTAGGTATGAACATTGAGCCAAGACTTGCAGGTAGAATAATGGAAGTAGCATCATCTATGATGGCAAATGCAATAAATGCAAAGAATCTCAAAGTGGATAAGAAGTTAAAAATGATAGAATTACAGTTAAAAAAGTTAAAATTAGACCAAAACAAGCCAGAAGATGAAGCAGTTAGTGGTACTGGCACAGTGGTAGCAGATCGTAATGAACTTATAAAACAAATACTCGCGGCAAGCAAAGACGATAAATAAAATGATGAAAACTTACAAACAATTTCTTGCAGAATCGTCTAAGACATATGCACACAGAATTAAGATTGCTGGCGAATTACCAGAAAACTTCGAATCAAGATTAAAAGAATTTATGACCAAATACGAAACAGTTGAGTTTAAAAAAGTAGCATCAACTCCTGTACAAGAACACCCACATGAGTTTCCAAGAATTGTTAACAAAGAAGTTACAATGTATGACATCGAAACATCTTACCCAATTGGATTTAAAGTGTTAGAAGATGTACTGAAAGAAGAGTTTGGTATTGCACAAGACCATTTAAAAGTGAAACATCCTTTTGATCCAACAGAGGAGCCTCTGCTACCAGCTGGCCAAGGCGAATATGAATCAAGATTACAGGACAATGAATTCAAAGAAGCACCTGATGCAGTAGGAACATTATTTGGTGATGAATACAACATGAGTATGTTCAAAGAATTAATGCAGGATCGCTCAAGTCCAGTAATAGGAGCATTTGGCAACGAAGATGTTGACAAAGAACGCAATGGCGAAATTGTTAGTCATCCTATAGATAATCAAAAATCACCTATTCCAGGTGATGCCAGTAAAAACAAAGACTTTCCAAAATTGCATGCCAATGACAATTTCAGTGGCGGGTCAAAGACTTCCAACTAAAATTATTACACCTTAAATAACAGTATGGCACAGAGTCTACAGGGCAATCTTACCAAAAAAGCACATTCTAAAGTTAAGTTTACAGGAGATCAAATTCTTGAACTTAATAGATGTATGGATCCTAAAACAGGTCCAATATATTTTATGAAAAAGTATTGCATGATACAGCACCCTAC